ACTGATACCAAAAGTAAAAGGCGGTCCAATAAACTGCATCGCGTGCAGTGACACGTCGGTAAATACCAGTATTTGCTGTCTTGTTTCGACCGCTGTCACAATTTCTGAACCTGATCCAATACGAAGTTCACCCGCAGTATTAGTCACTTCTGACTTCCAAACCGTAAAATCTTCTTGGGTGCTAAACCGTATCAGCAATGGATCTTGCGTACCAACGGTCGTCTCGCCATCACAACCAAACACAATAACGTGCCGGTCTCTGTCTGAAACCATAATTTGTTTTGCAATGGTTGGGGTAGTTGCATCCGTGCTTAAGGAGCTAAGAGACGCGGCCCGTGTGCCGGTGCCGACGCTTGTATCCCACCGGAATATGCCACCATTACGCACATTCATCAGTAAATCCTCACCAAAGTTATCGTGAGTCCAGATACGAAGCTGCTCGCCGCTCGCCGCAATAGAGCTTGCAGAGCCCCACGTATTACGCCCCCATGTGCTTGCACCCCACCCTGTGCCGCCTACGGTGGTATCCAGACCAGAAGTTGTTTGGTAAGTCCCTACCACAGAACCGCCACCATTACCCGTGTCGGACCCGTTTGCATTAACAAGGGTCGGACTTAAAGCGCCGTCGACCGTGATAGATTGAATGGTACTGACGGTGCGAGCTTGAATAGTGTAAGTATTGGCATTTGTGACTTCTACTATCTGGTACTCTTGATTAAGTACGTCAGCAGTGATTGTGCCTCCTAAAGTCGCTGCGCCGCTAAAAGTTACAAAATCATTTGCAAAAGCGCCGTGTGCCGTGTCCGTTATAGTTATTGTCGAAGATCCGTTTGTGGCGGCAAAAGTCACGTCTCCCGCAGCGGTTGTAGACCGAATTGGGGTAATATCTATGTAAGCCCCACCCTCTTCTATGTAATATTTGACCGTGGTGCCAATACCTATAAATTTATCGCCCGCAAGCGAGACAAAGGCGTGTAAAGCACGGGCGGCTCCTAGATAAGTGTTAGTGCTGTTTTTTACCCATCCGCCTATTTTCTCGGGGACCGGGCCTCTAAAACGTATTTTATCACCATCAAACCAGCCGCCTTCATTTGCATAGGATGTCGTCTCCCGATTGATTCCGGGTTTGAAAGCCAGTTTGGTAAGGGGCATTAGCTAACTTCTTCCCACGATGAGCCGTTCCATTTTTTGCCAAGCAAAGATTCATCGTTAGATTCTAACTCTTTGTAGTTAGAGGGTGGATTATCTAAAGGAGTTTCGTAATGTGTAATTGCTTCACATATACTGTCGCTGTTTAGATGTGCGTATATTTTAGACATATTCTATAACCTCCCAATACAAAGTCACATTGTAAGCTGCGGAATAAGAGGAGGTAACATAACCTAACCCACCATAAATTGTTATGGCTGTGGTGCTAGTTAATTGCGCTCCTGATGTAGTTGCGTTCATTACCCAAGGATCAGAACTAGTGGAACTGTATCTTGAGCCTCTGTAACCATTTCTACAACTAGCACTAACAAATGTTTTATCTAAATCAACTGCGTTAATTGTTACGGCAGAAGATGTTCCAGTGCTTGCTAGAGAAGTAGACCCACGTTGTATTGATTTTATAACTTGCGTTCCTAAAACAGGCATAATCGTTTCCTATAATGAGTGCCATCCAATGCTTGAACCGGCATATACTAACTGAACAGAAGAGCCCGCGTTAAGCGTCCCATCTTCTGCCGAAGAATCAATATTAGAGCCATTACGTGCTACAGTCACGGTGCCAGACCCCGCGTTGCTTAAAACAATTGTATCACCGTCACTCGGACTCGCCGGTAACGTCATCGTCGTAGCACTGCTCGAGGTTTGGACTATTTGCTCCCCCGCTGAAAGGTTGTCAGATGCGCTTTTTATAAGCCAAGCGCCATATACACCAGCACCTGCCGCCGCCCAACTCAAAACGCCTGAACCGTTGGTTTTGAGCAAATAATTAGCCGTTCCGTCTGCGTCTGGTAAGGTCCACGTCAAACTCGAACTTACGGTGCTCGGAGCCTGTAAACCCACATACTGTCCGCCCGAGGCGTCCTGTAGCCTAATGTCACCCTGCCCCGTAATATCTACCTGTGTGGCGACAACAGTAGACGCGCTACTCGCACCAATCGTCGCACCGTCAATCGTGCCCCCGTTTATATCAACGGTCAAAGATCCTGCCAACTGGTCCGACCCGACAGCGTCATCTGCAATCTTTGCCTGAGTCACTGCATCCGTGTCCAGTTTTGCAGTTGTAATACTGCCGTCGGCGATACCCGATGACCCTAGATCACCCCAGGTTGTTGCTCCTGCCCCGTCTGACAGTGTAAGGACCTGCCCACTGGTGCCCACTGCTGCGGGTAAAGTAATCGTATAACTTGTCGTCGTAGCAGCAGCTTGAAGTGCGGCGTACTCTCCTCCCGACGAATCCTCCAAACGAAGGTCACCCTGCGCGGTGATATTTAATTGAGTCAGCGAAGCTGCGGTGCCTGTCGATATAAAATTTTCTAAAGCCGCTAAAGCGTCAACGACCGCTGCGCCTGTGCCAGCGCCGTCTAAATACACAATCTTAGTTTTTGCGCTTGCAATCGTTACCGTGGCACCAGAGCCCTGTTTGATAATAAGTGATTGGGATCCCGACGTGGCGTTTTCAATAAACATCACACGACTAACGGTGTCCGGACCTATGGTTACGGTACAAGTGCTATCCAAAGTTCCTGTATATTTAAGGTACATGGACCGTACTGGGTCAGACGTGCCATCGTTAACAGTCGAAGCATGAGTATCTGCATTCGTTGTAATAGCCTCGGTGCCATAGCCTAAAGCTTCACCGATTAACTCAAGGTTGACGTTTGTTTTTGTACCCCAGGTCCCTGATGCTTCACCTGTTCCGATTTCTTCTAGCCGTAAGTTATTTATGTAGGTTGATGACATATCTAGTTCCTATGATGGTTTCGTAGGCCAATCGTTATCGCCCGATCCGTCCATATCAGGCACTTTTAGATTAGGCCAATTACTGTGTGTTGGTAAATCTCTCAACGCTTGCCTGTATGTCTTCCAATCGTTGCTCATAGTGACATCACTACAAGCCATCCAATCTGTCTCTGCTAGTCTTCTGTTTCGCTCTGCCCTTTGTGATTCTGCTACTCTGTTCGTTTCTTCTGTCTGTGCGGCTGTCTTTTCACTGTCTGTCAGGTCTTCTATTTTATGTAAGTACACCACGCCTGATTCTATGTATGGATCCACGCTAGTGCTTTTCTGGGTCATCCTATCGTAAGAACGGCTCATCGTCACAGGCATAACAGAATTTTCGGTCATCCAATCAGCAGGTGGGCCAGACTTAGGAAAAGCAACATTCTTAAATAGCTCTCTATGTTGCCCCATGCTTTCTACTTTATTATCTTTAATTATTGCTATTTGCATATTATTTACCTGTTTGCGAATGCTTTAGTTGGTGGCGTGAAGTTGCTCGTATACCTTGCTTTGAAACTAATACGAAACTCGTCTATATATCCATCCATCAAGTAGGCTGTTGAATACCATCCTCCAATAATAAAATAAGTATCCGTATAATTAGTGGTGTCACTTGCTGATAAATATTCAGTTCCATCAACATATAATTTAGTTGTTCCTGAGTTTCTTACTTGGGCCACATGATACCATGTGTTAGTGCCGGGGAGTCCGGTATGAGTGTACTGAGTCGTTCCAGCAAACATTGTCCATTTGCCGTTGTTTCCCTCCGCGCCTGCCGCTGGCCCTCTTACTTGGCTGTTTAAGTACCCATTAGAAAGTTGAAAATATCCTTGTCCATTTCCATTAGGAGTCGAGGTATGATAAACAAAACACTCAATAGTAAAATCACCGCTCCCTATAGGCACAAACGAACTTGTAGGCATCTGGAGATAATCGCCTGTGTGGTCAAACTCTGCGCTTGCTGAACCAAACTTTTTGACGCTTGTATCTAGTTGAGCATTGCCAACTGTGAGTACATTTGTTTTTCGTGTTGTATCAATGATCCCAGCATTGGTAAAATCTACAAGAATCTTTGTTGAAGCGGCACTTGACCCTCCAGACGTAGGGGTCACTAATGCTGTTGGAGGAGTAAAAGCAGATGTATAAATAGCATTTAGTGAAACTTTAAAATTACTTATATACCCTTCCATTGTGTAATCAGAAGAGTAAAATTGTCCAATTACAAAATTTGTACTAGTGTAATTGCGGCCGTCACTTACATCACTAGTGGCCTTTACTCCATTTACATAAAGGTTAGAGACGTTACTTGATCTGACAAAAGCAACATGAGTCCATTCAAACATTCTTGCAGTTGCGCCAGTAGCATGAGTCCAAGTGGAGAGTCCATAATAAAATTGCCAACCGTTAGCTGGACTGCCTCCCGGCCACCAACCAAGGGCAGGGCCTTTTAGCCCATCATCTTGTTGAAACAGTCCGACACCATTAGACTGATTACCATCAAAGTAAAACCAGCCTTCTATTGTAAAATCACTGGTGCCTATTGCCAAACTAGAGTCTGTAAAACTTATACTATCGTTAGTTGCGGTAGCAAAATGCCCTGACCCCCCCATAGTTGACGCATCATAAGCCGCACTAGGCGCAAAAGGCGAGAAGGGTTTTATTTTTGGGACACTGATGGGAGTTATAGTATGTGCAGATGTGCTTTTATCTCTAAACCTATTACTACAGCAAGTTAAAAGTTTGGTATTTGTTATAGCAGTTAATGGAGAGGTAGGAGTGGTATACGATCCTGTATAAA